TGCCTCTGTATCGGAAATGGACACGTGACTATTTCACAGCGGCTTTACCTTTCCAACAAAGAGGGTTGCCGGTTTCCTTACCTATATTTGGTAGTGGATCTGCTGAATTTGATATACCTTTTATTAACGTGTACGGGGCTTCAGCATCAAACGATTCAGTTAAAACTCCGGTTCTGTATAATGACGGCTCAGGTTACAGTAACGGTTTAGGGGTAGAAAAAGGAACCGGTGGAACAGGGTTTACCAATAGTCCGTATTCAAAAATTGCTCAAAATGGCGGTGGTGGATTCATTGACGCATATAACGGTATATTAAGTGACAACAATAGTATAGCGGGGAGCTCGTTTAGTTCGGTAGATATCGCAGACTTGCGTCTGGCTTGGCAGACTCAGGTATGGATGGAGCGCAACGCCCGAGGTGGTGCACGCTATGTGGAACAACTCCAAATTAGATACGGAACTTCTCCGCGTGATGATCGGCTTCAGAGACCTGAATATATCGGTGGATATACGAGCGACTTTCTGTTCAGTGAGGTTCTGCAAACGTCAGCCAGTGATACACAACCAACTGTACAGGGAAATTTAGCAGGTCATGGAATATCTGTTCAGGGTTCTAACGTTGGTAGTTACAGAGTTCAGGAACATGGACTCATTATGATCCTGGCGTGTGTAGACCCAACTCCTGCGTATCAGCAGGGTATTCACAGATCGTGGCTGAGACGTAATACGTTAGATTTTCCCGCTCCGGAGTTTGTGCATTTATCCGAACAGGCAATTGTCAATGCGGAGATTTATAACCAAAATGAGACTACGGACCCTACGGGATCAGTGGGACAAACACCGTTCGGTTACACAGGTATGTACAACGAAATGCGCTATCTGCCGAACAGAGTCTCGTCAGAGATGCGAGACACATTCGATTATTGGCACTTAGGCCGTAAGTTTTCGGCACTTCCCGAACTTAACGAAGATTTTGTATCTATCGGGCCAGACCTGCAGGAACTTAAGCGGATATATGCTGTTCAAAATGTGCCAGGTATTATTGGTTCGTTTGGTATACGGATGAAATCAATTCGGCCACTGCCTTACATTGCAGTGCCCTCAGCAATAGGAGTTAAAGGATGAGACACACGTTAGTAACTACAAAAGATTATCAGCCGAAAGCTGGTAATCCTAAATCAAATAAACCAAATCGACGAGAATTAGTAGGCTATCTACCACTGGAAAAGCGTTTGGCCGCTCTTAAGATGGCTGGCCTTAATACTGCGTTCGATAAAGACAAAAAATACTTTGATCTGATAAAAGGTGAGGAGGATATAGAGTTTATGCCGCCGTTACCTCGTCATGTCCCTGCCGATCTTGCTGAAGTGAGTGATGTGTACCATTACTATCAGGAGAAAAGGAAACAACTTGAGGATAGAGTTAGGCAGGCTCTTCAAAATAAAGCTGCGGTGCAACCGCCCGGGGAGGCGAAGCCGGGGCCGGGAGAGGCCCCTCCTGGCGCCTAATGGGCGCCATATAGGGGGAGAGGTGAGGGGGAGATTCCCCCTCACCTTTTTTTATGCCCAAAACTTAAGAGATATAAAAAAACGCCGCAAGCACCCCTTTAGAGGGGTGCGCGCAGTGGGGTGACGATAGCGTGCGGAACCGGCGGTGCCGGCGCAAAGCTTAGGCGGGCGGTTTACAGCGAAGCGATCTTCAGCCCGCCAGCGTAGCGTAGAGGCACCGAGACAGGTGAGCAAAGCGAGAGGCAAGGCTAATCCTTGCCGATTAGCGCCGAAGGCGCAAGTAGCATAAAACTCCTTGTTATATATATGCTACGTGACACTTACGATTAGTAATGGTGTCACAAAAATAAGGTGTCACTTTTAGTTGACACTATAAATAAAAAATTGTATATTGTTTTTATGAAAAAAAGAGTATACAAAATCACAACGAGATTTGCAGATGGTAATCAGAAATGTTATACCTATGTCGCGGCTTCAGCTAATGAAGCTCGTCAATTAATATTAGGAGATTTACAAATGAATGAAAAGATTTTAGAGATAGAGGTCTGCAAGTAATGCCGTGGGAACAATTAACAGGCGGCTTAATAGGCGCAGCAGGCAATATATTTAATAACGAGCGAAATCTGAAATTTCAAAAAGAGGCGCAGGATTACACTAAGTGGCTTAATCAGCAAACTTGGAATAGAGAAGACAATGCCGTGCAGCGACGAGTTGCTGATCTAAAGGCTGCCGGCTTATCGCCAGTCTTGGCGGCTGGTTCATCAGCTCAATCAGGCAGTCCGATTAAGATTGATCCCCAGCAATCCAGTGATGCATTAGGTACTGAAGGTGCTATATCTGGTGTTACTCGTGCAGCACAGACTCAGCAATCTATTGCAGCTGCTGCTGCAGCTACACAACAAGTTAATAATCTTAAAGAGCAAGTACAATTAACTAAGGCGCAAAAGATTAAAACTATGACAGAATCTGGAATATTGGCGCAAGATTTAGAGCTTTACAACAAGACAAAAAAATATCCTAGATTACAAACGTCAATGGCTGTTGATATTGCAAAAATGCTTGAAGGAATGATACCAGCCAATCTTAAAAAACGCGCTGCGAAAGCTTGGGGAGAAGAATCGGATAGAATAGGTAAGGCATCAGTACAAGAGCTATTCATGGAAAGTTTATTAAATAGGAGGATGACTAAATGAGAAGAAATAAGGGATTTAAACCGAAACGTGCGTTCAAAAAAAAATCTAGAGTTAAACAAAAACGAAGAATCAGAGCCGGCCGTGGTGGTTATAGGTTGTGATAGAGGTCGTTCTGGGTGCCTGCAAACGTCCTTTTCTGCTCACAGTTAAAGATAAACAGATTCCGACGGCCTGTGGAAAATGTTTGGCATGCAGAATTAGAAGACGTTCGGTCTGGACGATTAGGCTATTACAGGAGATTATCAGCGCTGAAAAAGCAAGCTTTATTACACTCACTTATTCAGACGAAAATCTGCCCCTAAGGGGCAGTGACCAGCGTGGTATATTGGTTAAGAGTGATCTGCAGAAATTTTTTAAACGTTATCGAAAGTTTCTAAAAAATAGGGATATAAAATACTATGCCTGTGGAGAATATGGCGACTTGGGGGGTCGCCCTCACTATCATGCTATTGTATTTAACGATTATCAGGATAAGGAAACGTTAGAAGCGATCTGGCAACTTGGACTGTGTGATATAGGCGATGCTAATGAGCAATCGATTAGATATGTAGCTGGTTATGTGTCCAAAAAACTCGGTTTAACTGACTATAATGATAATACGAGACCGGCGCATTTCCAGATGTGCAGCCAAGGTCTTGGTCTTCAATGGGCAGCTGAAAATTATGTTGAAGTATTAGCTAATGGTTGTTTAACCTATAAAGGCAAAAAATTACCTGTGCCGCGAACCTATGTTGATTTGTATGAAAAATTATATCCAGAAGAGGCTGAGGGATTTAAAGCACAAAGATTGTGGCAGGCTGATTTGGCTCTTACAGATTTAATTCTTGAATTAACACCAGAAACAGGAGGTAAAAAATTTGATCAACTTGATCAGGAAGAAAAAGAAAACTTTCTGATTCAATTAAGAAAACGCGGAAAAAAGATAGATGATGATCTGCGTCGAAAAGCAGATCACCTGGAACACATTAAAAGAACTAAGGAGAAAGGATTATGACTACTGAAGAAATTTTGGAATTACCTGAAACTGAGCACACTGAAAAATGGGTGCTTTGGCAAATTGAAGATAGAGTTGCACAACGCCGGTCACATATATTATGTGCACCAACCGTTGCGGTTGCACAACGTCAGTTTGAAGAGGTTAAGCAGAAACAAAATGCAAAAAATGGTGATATGTATCTGTACGTCGTTGGGGCGTATGACAAAGGCAAACTGTTACAGATAGGAGAAATATATGAGTAAAAATCCGTTTAGTGGACAAGAGCGCGCGCCGATGGCGCGCTCAGCATTTAATTTATCCCACGAGCATAAAACAACGTTTGATATGGGTCAGCTGATCCCGATCAGTATATTTGAGACTATCCCCGGTGATATTCATCACCTGGGAGTGGGTGCTGTGTTGCGCATGCAGCCGATGCTTGCGCCGATTTTGCATAACGTTAAACTAAGATATTACTCTTTTTTTGTACCTTATAGGATATTAGACCCCGATTGGGAAAATTTTATTACGCGTGGTGAAGACGGCGAGTATGTTGGCACCTTGCCGTTATTCGATCCTGAGGCTTTTACTGCGGATATTGAGGACGTTACGGCAGTGGGAAGTTTGTGGGATTATTTTGGCTTTAATCCGGTTGGTCTGAACGTTGCTATTGCCGATGACAATTTACCGATTGATTATCCGCGCTTAGCGTATATCAAAATCTGGAATGAATTTTTTCGGATACCAGGCATCCAGGACGAAGTGACAGAAGGTCAAGGTGTTACTGGTGAGGTTTA